CTCCTGTCGCAGAGTTGGGCCCACCAGTTCCACCTGGTGTGCCTAACGCGTGATAGCGGATAAATCCTTGCGTCTCAAAGAGAGAGTGGACTCTTTGTCGCATATAGGAAAATTTTTATCTACTCATCTTCCGGAAGATTTCGAGCGATTCTGTGAGATAGGTATAGTTCGACAACTAACTGAATTGGAACTTCAGCTTAAAAATGACAATTCTACTACATCAGTAGTGAGAGCATGTGCTTTGAGTGCTCTGTGTTGTGATTACATGGTTCAAGTGCGTGAGGCTGAGTCCATTGTTCCCCTGTTAGTTGAAAAGGCTTTTAAACCTCTAATTCCTAGTAAGGATATAAAGGGTTTTAAGTATGTTAAATCTAGGGGAATAATTCGAAATTATAATGCTATTTGTCTTTCTAGAGAGAAAAAGGAGAAATTCTTCCCTTTGAAAAGTCATCCAGGAGCGGTAAATAAGACAAATGTTAGAGCTTCTGACGTTTTAAGTTCAATGAAAAAACACAGTATGACTTTGTATCAACGTTTTAATGAATTGCTTCCTTTCATGATTGGTATGAGTAACGACCAAGCAGCATGTTGCTTCTTGCTTGCTATAGGTCTACTCCACCGAATTAATGATCCTGCTTCTCTTGCGATAAGTATTGTTCTAGACCCTCAGGCATGTAAGGGTTTGACAATGATTTTAAAAGGTTTGGGTTTAAACGGTACTAGATCAGGTGCTCTCTTCTGCGAGGGACAGTCTCTTCAGGGACGTGGTGTCGAGCCGATCAATTTAGAAGAAAAGGTAAAAGAGAGAATAGGCGATGAAGGAAAGAAGAGGACTAAACATATGTTTTCTGATGAAGAGCTGATTAAGGGCATAAACCGAATACTAGATGAAGAGTTAGAGCTTAAAAGAGTTATAATTGAAGATCCAACTATATTCTGGGAAAAGAGATGGTTATGGTGTGCTAATGGAGGTCATTCGAGGGTTGTAGAGAGAAATGACAAGAAATGGGAAGTTACTTTACCCGGAAGAGTTCATCGAAGAGTTGCTATAGAAAATTGGTCTTCTAATCCTTTATTCGACTGGGATGGACGAGTCTATGTTAATGCTAGTTCAAAACTTGAACTGGGAAAGACTAGATTAGTCTTAGGATGTGATACTCTCAGCTACGTCGCTTTTGAGCACTTCTTTAGTCCAATTGAGAAAGCTTGGAAAAATTTACGGACTCTTTTGAATCCCGGATTGGTCGGTCATCTTGGTACTGCTCGGCGTGTATTATCTCTCAGAGGTTCTATATTTGTTATGCTAGACTACGATGATTTCAATTCCCAACATACTCTTCGTGCTCAAGAATTGGTTGTTCGAGTGGTTGGTGAAAGAATTGGATATGACAGCGATATGTTAAATAGGTTGTGTGAATCTTTCTATAAAATGAGATGTTTTGTTGAAGGTAGAGATTTGGGTTTCATTTCAGCTACACTCATGTCTGGACATAGAGGTACAACGTTCATCAACAGCATATTGAATTCTGTTTATGTTATGTGTTCTAGACCTGATTTATGGGATCAATTTGAGTCTATGCATACTGGAGATGATGTCGTATCCAAATTCGGCTCTTATGAGGCTATCGGCGATTTACTCGACGCTATGGCCGCTAGGGGTCTTAGAATCAATCCTTTGAAACAAAGTATCGGTACAGTAACTGGTGAATTCTTGCGCATGGCTATAAATAAGAATTTCAGTGTTGGTTATCTGTGCAGGTCGATTGGATCTATAGTTAATGGATC